ATGAAATCGGCATTATCGTGGAATCTTAAGCAACTGAGAGAGGATGTTGAGCGACTTTATGGCCGGGCCCGAATAAATCAGCTGTCTCCTTGTCTTGAATCTGTCATTGAACGTGCATTTTATGCTCGATACCATTACCAAGAATTCCAGAGGTTACTGCAAGATTACCTCAGCAAACATTCAAACGACTCAGAATTATTTAGCGCTGTGTTTGGATCGTTTGAATCAGAGGAGCTGTTCCAAGAGGTTAGTGGGCAGATTCAAGCGAACATCGTCGCCTGCACTCAAAGCCTTCATGCAATGGCAGACACCTTCGGTCACGTGGTCTATTTCGCTCTAGATCTCGAAGGATATCCTTCATCAAGATTGTCCCCGCGGGATATTACGATCTTCCGGGTTATAAAAAAGATTGCCAAATTTAGCGACGCTGATGAGGTGCGCGCTGAGTTATCCTCGATAGTCGAGGGTGAGTCATTTCAATATTTGAGCGACCTTGTAAATCATTCAAAGCACCGAAGCCTAATTGGAACCAGTTTCACCATAAATATGACTGGTAATGGGCGAGGTCACGGGTTCGCTATCAAGGAATTCGAATATGAAGGGCGGTCGCATAGTTCGCGGTGGGTAGATGACTTTATCAAGGCCGAGTCTGAGCGCTTGAATTTGAAAACCTACGCACTTGGTAATGCGATTAACCGCCTCGTTGCGAACAGAGTTTAGTTAGTGACACTCATGCTGCTTCTTGATTTTTCCATTCCTCAGGGCTGTCTAGCCAGCGGCGAATGTCAGCTGCTCTCCAGCCAACTCGCCCCGGCGAAAGCCGGACCTGTTTCGGGAAGCGACCGGCCTTGATCTCACGCCAGAGCGTGGCGTGGGACAGGGTTGTGACCTCCAGCACCTGCTCCTCGCGCAGGTAACCCTCAAGCGCGACCACGGCGTTTACCTCCCTTGCGATGCTTCTTGGTGCCGCCGTGGCAGGTCAGGCGGTAGCTGATGAACGTGGCCAGCTCGCCGATCTCGGCTTTGATGTCGTCGATGATGGCGCCCATGATCGCGTTCACCTCCTCATAGGTCGCGCGCTGGATGGTGCGGGAATTGTCCACGTGGGTCTTGCCGTCCGGCGTCTTGACCAGCCATTCCATGGTCCAGCGCTGCGGCTTGCGTGGCAGGCGACCGCTGACCTGGGCGATGTCGTTGGGCATTTCCGTGCTGAAGAAGATGGAGTAGGTCATGCAACCCCCTCGAGGGGTAGGCCCCTCTGGTTCAGCGCAGCCATACAGGCCGGATTCAGCCAGAGGCATTCGGTACGTGTGTCGCCGCCTCGCCCAGCTGAAATACGTGCCGTAGTGGTGGCCTTGGTCCAACCCTGCAGGGCGTCGTCGTAAAGATCAGAGGGGTAGCCGCTGAGAACCACCATGCCCTGAAGCTTGACCAGAGTCGCCAGCAGTTCGGCATGCTGCGCATCATTCAATTCGTGCCGGTAATAGCGCCCCTTGGCTGCTCCGTTCACTCGCGTGCCATGCATATACGGCGGGTCGACGTAGTGCAGCGCTAAGGGAGAGTCATGCGCAACCATGATGTCATTCGCTGGACGGTTCTCGATTAGCACGCCGGCAAGACGCTGACCAATGATGGCCAGCTGTTCTGGATAACGCGCCCACAGCTGTTGCGCGGTTCCGTACTGGCGGTAGCAGTCAATGCGAAATCCCGTAGTGCCTTTGCTGGCACCAGCGGAGCCAAAGCCCATCTGTGCTCGAATAACGGTTCTGCGGGCGCGCTCCACTGGGTCATCAGTGAAGATCCACGCTTGCTCGAACTCATCGCGAGCGTAGGGCGTAAGCACGAGCAGCTCAATCAGAGCGGCGCGCGACGTAGCGCCCTGCAGCACTCGAAATAGGTTGACGATGTCGCCGTCAAGATCGTTGTAGACCTCGCCATGCGATCGCGGTTTGCGCATCAGTACACCAGCGGCGCCGCCGAACGATTCGACGTAGACCTGGTGCGGCGGAAAGTGTTGGATGACCCACGGTGCGAGACGAAACTTGCCGCCGTGGTAGCGGATAACTGGGGCGGTAATGCTCATGCCGCATCCTCCCCGAGCTGCAGCGCGCTGAGGTTGGCGCGGACGAGGGCGGCGGCTACCGGTGGGCAGACGCTGTTGCCGCACATGCGGACCTGAGCGGCCTTGCTGAGCTTCTTGCCGCCGGCGGTGCGGTCGTGGATGTAGTCGGCCGGGAAGCCCTGGGCGGCGAAGAGTTCGTGCGGCTCGAGCATGCGCATGCCGATGTCCACGATCTGGTAGGGCTCGCCCTTGATCATCACGAGCGCGTGCCGGTCCTTGGTGGTGACGGTGTGCAGCGGGTCCTGCAGCTGCTGGCCGTCGCCGGTGCCGTAGTACTTGAGCAGGAAGGCCCGCACTTCGCCCATGTGGCCGCCGGTGGTGAGGGTGTGGATTGGCTCGCGCAGGTCCTGGCCGATGCAGTTGTTGCGGAGCTTCACCAGGTGGCTGGTGACGAGAGCGTTGTGGTCGACGGTGGTCGCGGTTGGCAGCGGGCTTTCGAGGCTGCTGCCCGGGCCGGTGTAGTTGCCGCCGTAGTGCTTGGCGAGGAAGGCGGCGACGAGGCCGATCGGAGCGGCGCCGCCCGGCTTCTTGATGAAGCTGTTCGCGGTGACAGTTGCCAGCGGCGCTTCGACCGATGAGCCGCGATCGTTCGACCGGAACTTGGTGATCACCGGAGCTACCAGCGCGAAGTGCCCGCCTTTTACCTGGGCACAGATGGTGCGCAGCGGTGCATCGGCTGGCATGTTGCGCTGGGTGCTGCCGTTGGCGTGCTCCGTGATGAAAGGTGCCATGCCCTGAACAACGAAGGGCTGGTTCGATTCGATCACGTAGCGCTGAATGCCCCGTGCGATGCGGCGCAGGGTGTTCTCGGCCAGTGGCTTCTTGCGGGTGAAGATCGACGGGCAGGGCAGTGACCAATCGATGATCTCTGCGGCGGTGCGCCATGGCTTCAAGCGCTTGGCCTTGACCGCTTCGCTCGCCGGGTCGCCGTGAGTGGGCTCGGGCCAGACGATCGGCTGGCCGTCGCAACGGGCGATGAGGAACAGGCGCTTGCGGATGGTCGGCGCGCCGTAGTCGCAGGCACGCAGCTCGCGCCAATCCACCTGGTAGTCGAGGCGGCGAAGTGCGTTGACGAAGCTGGAGAAGGTGCGGCCCTTGTTCTTCGGGCAGGGGCGGCCGTCGGCGGCCAGCGGCCCCCAGGTCACGAACTCTTCGACGTTCTCCAGCATGATGACGTTCGGCTTGACCGTGGCGGCGTAGCGGATGGCGACCCAGGCGAGCCCCCGGATCTCCTTCTTAACTGGGGCGCCGCCCTTGGCCTTGCTGAAGTGCTTGCAGTCGGGGCTAAACCAGCAGAGGTCGACGGGGCGGCCATCGACCAGTACGCGTGGGTCCACTTCCCATACGGATTCGCAGAAGTGGCGCGTATGCGGGTGGTTGATGTCGTGCATCGCGACTGCTTCAGGGTCGTGGTTGACGGCGATATCGACTGGCCGGCCGAGGCCAAGCTCGATGCCCGTGGAGGCGCCACCGCCGCCGGCGAAGTTGTCGATGACCAGGCCGTTGAAGTTGAACGCCGGTTGCGGGTGGAGGCGGTAGAGGTTCTTCATGGTCGCCTCACATGCACATCGCAGCAGGCTGCGTGCCGAGGGTGGCGTCTACGCGCTCCCAGGTCGAAAGCGGGGTGGTGTTCCAATAGCGGTCGGCGATGGCGATGGCGGCCTGGGCTAGCTTGCTGGCGTGGGCGCCTTGTTCGGAGCCCATCTTAGTGAACACCGTGGCGGCCAGGTTGAGCTTGGCGGCGATCTCGGCGAGGGTGTCTGCTTCCTCTGCGGTGAGTGCGCGGCGCTGGGCGTCGGCAAGTTCGGTGCGCAGGGCGTCCAGCTCCTCGGTCAGGTGCTCCAGTGCCTGCGCGGCGTTGAGGCGGCTGATGGTGTGTTCGTGCTGGGCGCGTTCGGCGCGGTGGCGCAGGTTGTCGACCAGCTGGCGGTTGGCGGTAGCCAGGTGTTCGAGGTCCTGCCGCGCAGCGCGGCGGCCTTCGAGGTAGCCGAGTCCAAAGACTATGGCCATGGCGGCGACAGCGCCGACGAAGGCCAGAATCTGGATGGTTGTGAAGTTCATTGCTGTGTCCCTCTGATGTAGAACCGCCGGCTGGTAAGGCCGGCGGGTAGGTGCTGCGCTTGCTTGCCGAGGCTGAAGGTGCCGATGCTCAGCGGCACGATGCCGCCCACTTCCTGCTCGAGCACGGCTTTGAACTCGCGCGCGAACTCTTCGCGCTGGGCTTCTTCACCCACCCAGCGGAGCTTGAGCAGCGGCTCGTCGCGGCCGGTGATGACGGACAGGCGCAGGGTGATCGTGGTGACCTGCAGGCCTTCGAACGGCACGGTGGTGAAGATGAACGCCGACGGCAGGGTTTCCTGGCTCTTGGCCTCGATCTCATCCATGGCCGAACGGCTGGTGGAGAAGTCGCCGACGTTGCTGTCGCGCTGGCTGGTGGCCTTGATGGTCATGCGGCGCACGGCGTTGATGGCCTTGATCATGTTCAGGTCAGTGCTGCCGTCGAGCGCCTGCAGGTTGGGCAGCCAGTCCTCCAGCCATTCGGCGAGTGCCTGCTGGCTGTGCGGTTTGCCGACGATGCTCTGCAATGCCGCATAGGCAGCGGTGGGCTTGAGGGTGAGGGTGGCGGTGTCATCGCCGTGGCCGGCGTGGTCGGGCTCGCCCAGGTTGAAGATGACGGTGGCGGACATAGCGTCCTGATCGATGAAACCACCCGGGCGGGGTTGGTTGGCGTTGTCATGGGCGGCGACGTACTTGGTGAAGTCGCGCAGCGAATGAGTGCGCAGTGTTCCGCGGAAACGATCGCGCAGAGGCTGGTACTGCTCGAGGCTGCGCAGGCTGACCGCTTCCGGCAGCACGGCCACGGAAGTGCCGCCGTCGATGACGATAGGCTTGGCGGCGGCGATGATGGCCTGGGACTCGATGTGCTGAATGGCTTCTTTGCTCAGTGACATGGTGTTGCTTCCTTGTGTGGTAAGTGGGTTTTGCTGGGTCAGACTTCGCGGGCTTTAACCGGCGCGTCTTCGCGGCTGAACAGCTGCGCGGTCGGGTCGGTCTGGAACAGTTCGAGGCCGTTGGCGGTAACGTACAGCGGCGTGTCGAGCGTGGTGTCTTCGCGCTTCTTGCCGCGCTTGGTGGGCTGCACGTAGTCGAGCGTGTGCGACACGGCCACTTGGTTGCTCTGGCCGATCTGCTTGAGCTTGAAGGTCAGGGTGATCTGGCCTTGCTTGCTGTGCTCGATGACGCCCGCGGCGACGTCGGAGAGGGCGCGGCCTACCTGGTCGGCGAACACGCCGGCGTTGAGGCTGTTGATGAACTCGCTGGTGTCGGTTGCTTTCATTTGCTGTGTCCTTGTTGCGGTTGGTTACGCCACCTGGTCAGTGGCGGGTTGGTTGTTGCTCGGGTCGTGGGCGTCCAGCCATGCGGCCAGGTCGCGCAGGTAAACAACGGGCGGTGCCTTGCGGGTGACGTCGGTGCGGGTGTAGCGCAGGCGGACGCGGCCCTGGTGAATCAGCTTGATCAGCGACTCGACGTCGCCGATGTGCGGCAGGTACTCGGCGCGCACTTCGTCCAGCGGCAGGCAGGGCCGGTCGTAGCGGCGCAGCAGTTGCTGGTAGGTGCTGCTCACGGTGCTGCCCCTCCGATCTCCCCGCGCCCCTCTGAGGTGCGTGCCGGGCTGGGCGCGGTGTGGCGCAGGCGGATGAGCTCCGTGATGCCTTCGATGGTCTTGCCCAGCTGGCGGTCGACGATGTTGCCGGCGGCATCGGTGATGACGCAGGCGTAGGGCGTGGCCGGGTCGGTGGTCAGCGTGACGTAGGGCAGGAAGCTGCGCGGCAGCACGGCGAACAGGGCGCACCAGAGCCGGCCAAGGTCGTCTGCGTGCGGTTGGTTGGCGCGCAGGTGGATGATGGCTTCGGCGCAGGCGCCGCGCAGGGTGTCGGCAGATACCACGCTGGGGTGGTCCAGATACAGGCTGGTGAGCTTGAGCGCGCCGATTGCGTGTTGGTTGGCAGAGATTGTCATGCGGCGGCGTCCTTCTTGGTGACGGTGATGCCCAGCTGCTCGGCCAGCCAGCCGATCCCCTTTTCGGTGGCCATGACCACGCCGTAATGGCTGTAGGTGCTGATGGCCGGGTTCCAGCGGCTGCGGGTGTCGACGAACAGCCGGCCGCGGCTGCGCTCGGTGCTGATGAGCTCGCCGGCGTGGTTGAGCAGGCCCAGCTCACGCATGCGGGCGCGCAGCTTGCGCGGGCCAATGCCGAGCACGGCGGCAGCCTGGTCGAGGGTGCGGTTCATGGTGGCGGGCCTCAGGCTGCGCGCAGCGGTTCGGCGCCGCTGCGCAGGCGTGCCGCCTCTTGCTCGAGCATGGTGATGCAGGCGTCATAGCCGCCGCATTGGCTCGGGCTGGCGATCAGCAGCATGGCGGTGCTGAAGGGGTGCGGCTCGTGCACGACGACCATGCCGAGCGCTTCGCGGGCATCCTCGGGTAGCTCGGGCTTTTCCGGGTACGTCTCGTTGTGGCGGTTGACGTACCAGATGGCCTTCTCGATGTTCTCCAGCGGGTTGCCCTTGGCATCGCGGCGGAATAGGTACTTGAAGGCGTTGCCCAGGCAGAACGGCAGGTGCTCGGCTACCTCGATGCACTCCACGCCGCTCGGGTGGCCGGTGTAGTGCGGCGGGTGGTTGACCATGTCGGCCGGGTGCAGCATTTCCCGTGCGGCAGCATTGAATGCGGCGGTAACAGCGGCGAGCCCAAGCGGGTCGGCGCTATGTGGGATGGCCTCTGCCGTGTCCAATGTGCCGTTGGCAATTGCTTCGACCCAATCAGCCAGGTGCTGGGCGTTGGCGCCGTCGCCGGCCTGGAGTGTCATGCTGTGGCGTTGTTCGCGAAGGTGCAGCACGGCTTCAAGCTTGAAGCCCGACGCTGAGTCCACTGCCGGCAGGCGCTCGATGCTGATTGATGGGCGCAGCTCGCGCTCGGGTTGAATCAGGAGCAGCGTGTCGCTGCCTCCCGTGCTGGCAAGCAGCTGCAGCGCGGATTCGCTGCCTCTGGTGAGGGAGTAGATGCTCATGCTGGCACCTCGCTCTCAACGCGGGCGTAAGCAATCAGCTTTTCAATCAATGCTTCCAGTTCGGTGCATACCGGTTGCGCCTGTGCTTCATCCAGATCTAGCGATTCCGTGAACGCGTCGATGTAGATGTATTCCGAGAACAGGTGCCGTGCGCTTTGTTCTTCCGGTGTTGCAGTAATGCGCGCTGCCTTAGCCATTGGCTTGCGAACGCGGCAGGCAATGCAATGGTTGTCGGCATCGTATTCGCAGTGCGCTGTGTAGTTGCCGGCGGCGCTGATGCGCATGCAGAGCGCCATGATCTGGAGGGCCAGAACCTCAATTCGGCTGTTCATGCTGCGCCACCGAACGGACCGAAGTCCTCGAAGGCGGGGAGGGTGTGGCGCTTGAGTTGTGCGGCGCGCAGGGTGACGTGAGCGGTCAGGCCGGTTTCACGTTCGATGCGGCGTACGGTGAAGGGGTTGGTTGCCGCTGCCGGGTGCAGAAAGACCGGGCAGCGGGTGCTGCTGTGCTGTGCTGTGTCCATTGTCGCGATCCCGTGGTAAGTGGGTACGCGGCAATAATCCGTCAACGAATTTATCTAGTCAATACGTATAGGGATTAAAATACCAAAGCGGCTTTCCGCGATGAGGCGACGCCTATTAGTGGCTGTCTCGAAACTCTTGGGCGAGGCGTGCAAGGTAGCGCATCAAATCTCTCTGGCGGGCTTGACCATGAGCATCTGGCCATAGAAACGCTAACAGCTGGTAGCTCTCTTCTTCGAGCTCGCCCTGGACATACACCAGCGCGGCATCTTGCCCTGGTTTTCCAGGCTGGCAGACGCGGTAATACTGCGCGCGGTCCTGTGGAAAGCGGCCGGGGGGAAGCTTTATGTGGATGTGCATCAACGAGGATTTAAGCGCTTCGGGAGGCTGCGTGTAGCAGACGTCACGCCCAAAATAATGCGGCGGGTTGGTACGGTCGGATTCTACGTACCGCTGAAAGTCAGCCCTTAATTTCTCGGCAAGGCCGGGATAGCTGGCTTCTATCGGAGCGAACAGTTCGGAATATGTGGAGCTATTGAAGGTAACGATTACCGCCATTCGCTAGGCAATCTTCGCCAGATGCCTAGTGGAATGGTCTGCAAGCGCTTTCAGCCCTTCCATGTCGATGTCGCTCTCGAAGTAGTCCGGCGTTTCATGAGCTTGGAGAAGAAGATTCTCAAGCTGAACCAGTCGGCCTCTGACCTTCGCTACTGAGCGGCGCAAGCCCATGTGCGCCTCCTCAATATCAGGCTGAACGATGGTCCCACGCAGGGCCGCCTCTAGCGCTCTCGTCATGCTGATGTGGTGTGGAAGACGCTCAAACAGCTCTGCGTCGAAGCACCCGCGCTTAAGAGTGGCCTGAATTGCTTGCGCGTAGAGTCCGTCCAGTTCATTGAACTGGTCCCGGATCTCTTCGATTATGCGGCGCTGGTCCTGTCGGTTGACTGGCTTACTCGGGCGTTCCGCATGCGACGATGAAGAACGCAGATGCGAAGCCTGTGCAGCAACCGAATAATCTCCAACCATTGCCAGCGTGGCCATGATCAGCGATGAGGCAGCGAGATTGAGAGCCATATCTGCGTCTCTTTTGGGTGCAAGCATGTTTCAAGTGGCCGGCGAGTATACGGATATAAAGACCGCGTTGCCACTCGCCAGTTCTGTATCTTTACACCTTTGGTTCGGATTCTGTCCAGTCTCTGCCCGCGGTCTACCGTCGTTTCCGCTTGATCCATGAACCAGTCACTACACCGCAGAAGCTCGTTTGTTCTGGCATATGCAGGATTCGATTCGGAAATTCCGGGTTCAATGCCAGAAGGTATGTGCCGTCCTCGGTTATCTGCAAGCGCTTGAACGTTACCTGGCCATCCGGAGTGCGTACGACAACGTCATCGTTGTGCATGGGGACCAGCTCGGGCTCCACGAGAAGAATCTCCCCGGTTCTGTACTCTGGGGACATGCTCAGCCCTCGGACCTCTAGGCAGTAGGCGGAGGGGCTATGGGGGAAAGGGCAGTCTAGCCAGTCATCGGCAAAGCCAGGTTCAAACAAATCTATCGCCTCGCATAAATCTCCGGCGCGCACCCATGAAATCAGAGGTACGCGTTGATGCAAGGCGGGCCCAGGTCCCAAGGTCGAGTCTAGGGTTTGCGGATCGGGCTGGCGGAGGCCGAGTACTTCAGCCATGTCCAACCCAAGGGCGCGAGTGAGGCGCTCGATGTAATTGATCTGCGGGTTCTGGAACTCACCCTTGAGGATGCGGTGCACGGTGGATTGGTTAAGGCCGGCTCTCTTGGCCAGCTCTGTCTCGCTCCAGCCCAGCTTTTCGCGCCTTGCCGCCAGCGTGGCGGCGATGTGACCGATCGAAATAGCCATGCCGAGATTATTCCTTTGCGAATTATGCAAAGCGTATTGCGGCTGACAATTCCAATGCGTATTATCTTGCTCAATGCGTAGCCGGATACATTCCTTTGTCATGACTACTCCCTCGATCACTGAAATGCTGAAAGCGCTTATCGAAGCTGGGATGACCCAGCAAGGCATCGCTGATGCTATTGGCGTTACTCAGCCGACCGTTTTCCGGGCGCTGAATGGCGCTGAGCTCCGTTACTGCATCGGTAAGGAGCTGGAAAAGCTCTATGCCGAGAAGAGCGGCGGCGCCGGCTTCGAAGCTGACCGCCGCCAGGCGGAGCGTAGGCGCGGAGAGCGGCGCCAAGGCGAACGCCGCGCCTAACCAGAATCACAGCCCGCCTTCAGGACACAGCACAGCAGCACACGTATCAGGCGGGAGCCGGCCCGAGAGTCTTACCAACGCCATCGGGCCGGCGCCGGGCAAGCAGCCCAGAAACACAAAAGCCTGTCGCTACGGCGGCAGGCTTGTATAGAGGTCGAGAACTGGGGACCCACTTACCACAGCAAGAACCCCAGCCTCGACGGTCCGGTAACCGGTTACCAGCCGGCTACCTCAACCCGCGACCCGTGGACACAGCAGTCATGAGGGTCGCGTGCTGTAGGTGAACTGTAGGGCAACGGCCCGGCGGTTGGCTACAGCGTTACAGGGGCATTAACGCTATGAGCCGTAAAGACCTTTTGCCGGGCGCCGGCCCGGTGCTGACCACCCGCCAGGCGCTGTACCGCGCCACGCGCGATGCGGTGGGTGGGCAGAACGCGGTGGCGCTGACCATCGGCATCGACCCCGACGAGCTGAGCAAGCGCGTCAACCCTACGGGCAACCGCCCGCTGCACCCTGAGTTCCTTGAAGAGATCGTGGCGACCACGCGCGACCCGCGCCTGCTGGCCGCGTTGGTGCGTCCGGCCGGGGCGGTGGCTTTCGTGCCACAGCCGGTACCGGCTACGCGCGATGCGCTGAAGGCGTTGGGCGCGCTGCTGCAGGCCGAAGGCGAGTTCGTCGGCAGCCTGCACGATGGCGCCGAGGACAATTGCTGGGAGCGGCACGAGGTGGAAGCGCTGCGCTACCACGCGAACAAGATGATCGGCGAGATCCTGGGGATTGTGGCCGGCGCTGAGCAGGCGATGGAAGCGGAGGCGGTGTGCCATGGATGAGCACCTGATCGAGCGGGCCCAGCGGGAGCAGGACGAGGAGCTGCAGCGCCTTATCGCAAGCCGCGTGCAGTACCAGGGTGAGAGCCTGACCGAGTGTGAGGAATGCGGTTGCGACATACCGAAGGCGCGGCAGGAGGCGGTGAAGGGTTGCCGCATGTGCTTCGACTGTCAGCAGGTGATCGATAAGCGGAATGCGGGGGTGAAGCGTGGTTGAGCGCGTTCCACTTACGCTGGCCGACCTGACCGAGCTGCTGCAGTACATCCCGGCCGATGACCGTGATACCTGGTTGCAGGTGGGCATGGGCATCAAAGCGGAGTTCGCCAGTGCTGGCTTTGACGCCTGGGACACTTGGAGTGCGACAGGCGCAGGGTATAAGGCGGGCGATGCGAAGACGGTTTGGCGGAGCTTTCGCAAGGCCGGCACGGGCATGGGCACGGTGATCAAGCTGGCGAAGGACAACGGCTGGCGGCCGCGCCGGGAGCCGATGACTGCCGAGGAGAAACGCCGGCTGAATGCCGAGGCGGAAGCGCGGCGGGCGGTGCGGCAGGCTGAGATCGAGGCGGACGAAGCCCGGGCCTCGGTGATGCGTGAGGCGGTGGCCAGCGCCTGCGAGCTGATCTGGACGAAGCATTGCAAGCCGCAAGGCGAAAGCCCCTACCTGGAACGCAAGCAGGTGGGGGCTTTTGGCGTTGGGTACTTCCATTACACGGTTGTGCTTTGCATCGATGACGAGCGGCAGCGCTGTGATGTGTGGGTGGGGAGTGAGACGCGGGAGTTCTTCGCGAACCTGCCGAAGCCGCGGCCAGATTCGATCAGCTTTCTGATGTTCAAGAAGGGCAGCATTGCCATTCCGCTGCGCGATGCGGCGGGCAAGCTGTGGAGCCTGCAGGCGATCAACGAGCAGGGCACGAAGCTGTTCCCGAAGTACGGGCGCAAGGCGGGTTGCCGGCATGTGCTGGGTGAGCTGGACGGGGCGGCGGTAATCGGTGAAGCCGAAGGCTATGCGACGGCTGCCAGTGTGCACATGGCGAAGGGCTGGCCGGTGGCGATGGCGCTGGACTCCGGCAACATGCCGGCGGTAGCGCGTGACCTGGCAGCGCAGTGCCCAGAAGCGCTGCTGGTGGTCGCCGGTGACGATGACCCGACAAAGCCGGGCAACCCCGGGCGCAAGAAGGCGGAAGCGGCGGCAGGGGAGGTTGGCGGCATTGCGGCCTTCCCGACGCTGCCGGCCGAAGGCGAGGCGGGGCAGGACTGGAACGATGTGCATGTGGCGTGGGGGCTTGAGGCGGTAGCGCAGCAGCTCGACGCCGCGGTAGCTGCTGGCAAGCCTTCCCCGACCCCATCCGATGACGAAGCCGCTGCGCCGGCCGGCTCCTCCGACACCGGGGGGCAGGGGGCGGGCTTCACGCCTGAGCAGGTGCTGCGGCGGTTTGCGCTGGTGGAGGGCACGACGCAGGTTTGGGACCAGGATAAGAAAGCGGCGATGAGGAAGACCGCTTTCGAGGCGCTGGTGGGCAAGCCGCTGGCGAAGACCTGGCTGGATGACACGAACAAGAAGCTGATCGGTGCCGATGCGGTGCGCGAGATCGAGCAGGCGCGGCGCATGGCAGGCAAGAAGGCCGGGGCACTCGGCATGCCGCCGACAGAGCGCTATGTGTACATCGATGGGACGAAGGATGTGTGGGACCGCGAGAAGAAGCGGCGTATTCCCGAAGGCGCAGTGAAGATGGCGCTGGGTGATGCCTACGCGCTGTGGCTGAACTCGGCAGAGCGGCGCACGGTGGACGTGGACCACATCGTGTTCGACCCGACGATGACGAAGGACCCGGCGACGTACATCAACACGTTCGAGGGCCTGCCGCTTGAGCCGGTGCGCGATGACGCGGCGTGCGAGAACCTGCGCTGGCTGATTTCGTTTCTGTGCAACCACGATTGCAAGGCGCTGGACTGGCTGACGAAGTGGTTGGCCTTTCCGCTGCAGCACCCAGGCGCGAAGCTGGACACCGCTGTGCTGATGCACTCGGTGATGGAGGGTTCGGGCAAGAGCCTGTTCTTCGCTGACACGATGGGTGCGCTGTATGGGCAGTACGCGGCGACGGTGGGGCAGACGCAGCTGGAGTCGAACTTCAACGCGTGGCAGAGCCGGAAGCTGTGGGCAGTGTTCGAGGAGGTGGTTAGCCGCGACCAGCGTTACAACCAGGTGGGCAAGATCAAGCATCTGATCACCGGCAAGACGGTGCGGATGGAGTCGAAATTTATCAACGGTTGGGAGGAGGCCAACCATATGAATGCGGTGTTTCTCTCGAACGAAATTCTGCCGTGGCCGATCAGTGACAGTGACCGCCGGCTGTTGGTGATGTGGCCGCAGGAGACGTTGCCTGCGGAGCGGCAGCAGGCGATCGGGCGTGAGCTGGCCAATGGTGGTGTGGCTGCGCTGTATGCGTGGCTGCTGGCGGTTGACCTGGGTGACTTCAACGAGCGCACGCGTCCGCCGCATACCGACGCGCGGCAGCGCCTGGTGGCGTTGAGCCGGGCCGGCTGGCAGACCTTTCTGCATCAGTGGCGTACGCAGGAGCTGGGGCGCGGTTTGTGGGGTGGCTGCCTGTCGAGCGACCTCTATTCGCTGTTCCTCGAGTGGTGCCAGCGCAACCGTGAACACGCGATGAGCCAAACGAAGTTCTCGCTGTTCATCAGTTCCGAGGTTGAGAAGACGGCGCGGCCTATCCCGTGGACGGATGGCAATTCGCGGCGCTTTGGTGCGTTCTTCATTCCTGACGATCCGAACTCTTCCCTGCCCCCATCTCTGACGAGCGCTGCGCTCGGCCAGTTGGTGAAGGATTGGCGTGCGAAGGCGCGGGAGGCGGGCTGGGACGTTGACGGCTGGGATCATGTGAAGGGGAAGGCAGCATGAGTGCGCGCGATTGTGTGTCGGGTGTGTTGGGTTGTGTCGGGTTTGGTTTTGCGACCCAACACAGCGCGGAGCAAGCAACGGCGGGGCTTTGCGGCGTGTGTGCGGGATGTGTTGGGTTTGACGCGCGCGCAGGCGTGCATGCGCCGATTCGTTTGGCTGTTTCAAAGGTGGCGCTGTTTTTTTCTTATGCGAGGGCTGAAAAACCCAACAAACCCAACACACCCGACACAGATGCTTTGAAAGTATTGATTTGTAAGGGTTTTGAGTGTGTCGGGTTTGTGTTGGGTTGGGCGTTTGTGTGTCGGGTTGGTTTTGCAGGGGAGGTGGGCCGTGATTGAGGCAGTCGAGGCGTTGTTGCAGCACTGGGGAGAGCGGTGCCGTGGCGGGCTGGGGTCGCCTGGCGCGTCGGGTTCGTCACCGCTGGCGGCGGCGATGCAGTACGGCGGGATGATCCCCTCTTCTGGTCGCGGCTCGATGGGGCTGGCGGGCGCGGTCGATCAGGTTGCCGAGGAGGTGGATGCTGCCATCGGAACGCTCAAGCAGGCGGGGCTGGTGCAGGACCGCAAGCTGGCGAAGGCTTGGCGGCAGGCTGGGAACACGACTCGCCCGCCGTTCTGCCTGGAGACGCAGCTGGTGAAGCTGGCGATGGTGCGTTACCTGCCTGACCCGATCCCGACGATTAAGCAGCAGATGCGGCGGGTGCGGATCGGGTCGGAACGGACCTATCACGAGCGTGTGCAGCAGCTGCACGAGCGGGTGAGGACGGAGCTGGAATACCGCCGCCGGATGCAGCGCGTGCACGGTGGGCGTTACGTGGCTTAATTCCTTCCGCCGCATTGGCGGGAGATAACCGGCAGATAAGCATTAGATAACCGGAACATTGCCGGGTGGCTTTAAATCACGGTTTACGCCTCCGCAGTCGGGGGGTACAAAGCGCATAACAGGTCAGAGCAGCGCCAAGGCGATGACCGAAACGAGCCTAACTTGCTGTGTCAGGCAACGGCCGGTTCCCCTGCCGGTCACCTCTCAAAGCCCCGCCATCGTGCGGGGCTTTGTCCTTTCTGGCTGATGGCGCCGCCATCGCCCTTGCCCGTCGCCATGCGGGCTTTTTTATTCGCAGTTCAGGAGTGCGGTGCATGTCGACCGAACAGCAGATGCAGCAGTCGCTGGCAGACCTGCCGGCGTGGATGCTGATCCTTGTCGCGCTTGCTGGGCTGACCGGCGAGATGTGGCGCGCCGAGGCTGCTGGTGTGGCTGTCGGGGTGCTGGTCAAGCGGGTGCTGCTGCGCTTCGGCAGCTCGGCGCTGTTCGGTGTGTCGATGCTGATGTTCGTCTACTGGCTGAAGCAGGACTACCTGCTGGCTGGCGCGATGGGCATCGCCGTGGGCCTGATCGGCGCTGACATCGCCGGTGGCATCTATGCGCGCTACCTGGCCAAGAAGGCGGGAGTCTGCAATGTCGAGCGGCAGGGCTGACCGGCGCGGCACGGCTGCGTCACGCGGGTATGGCTACCGCTGGCAGCTGGCCCGTGAAGATCACCTGAGGCGCAACCCGTTTTGCGGGGGGTGCAGTAGCGCGGCACGCCCGGTGCTGGCGCAGGTGGTGGACCACAAGACGCCACCCCGGCTGAAGGAAGCGAAGGCGAGCGGCGACCCCGAGCGCATTGCGGCTGCCTGGAAGTTGTTCTGGTCGCGGGATAACTGGCAGTCGCTGTGCACCAACTGCCACAGCTCGGACAAGCAACGCTTCGAGAAGTCGGGGCGTCAGCCAGGGTGCGGCACCGATGGCCGACCGCTCGACCCGCGCCACCACTGGCACCGCCCAGGGTAGGGGGGGTGAAAAATTCAGCCGGCGACCCACTCTAGACCAGTCCCCCAACTCCGTGTGCAACGGCGGGAAAAATGGAGAGGGGGGGTATCCGGAAAACGAAGCGCATCAGAGGTTATTTATGGCCGGAAACAGTAACTCGGGACGCCCGGGCAAGCCGGCGCACCTGCACCTGCTGCAGGGTAACCCGAGCAAAAAGAACGCCGACCAGTTGCTGGCCGAGGTGCTGGAACCGGCCGTGCCGGTCGACGCACCGCCGAAGCCTGACTGGCTGAGCGCCGAGGCTGCGGCCGAGTGGGATCGCGTAGTTGCGGACCTGCTGACGCTCGGCTGGATCAGCAAGTTGGACATGATGGCGCTGGCCACCTACTGCGAAGCGGTAGCGGACTGGCAGCGCTTCCGCCGGCTGATCGCCGAGCACAACGCCAAGGCTGAATGCAGTGGCGACATCCAGACATTCGCCACTGGCGCCAAGCAGATCAGCGTGTGGCGGCAGCTGGCCAACGACGCCGAAAAGCGCGCGAACGCCGCCGGCGCCCTGTTTGGTTTCTCGCCGATGGCCCGCCGCAACATGAAGGCGGCGGCCCCGCAAGGTGAGCTATTCCCCAATGAACAACGAGACGCAGCCGCCAAGTACTTCAGTTGACCGCGTAACCGCATTCGCCCAGGCGGTGCTGGCCGGTGAGCTGGTCGCCGGCCCTGACGTGCGTAACGCCTGCAAGCGCCACCTGCGCGACCGCGATAGCGCCGAGCTTCGCGGGCTGGTCTGGGATCAGGCCGCCGCTGACAAGGCGCTCGGCTTCTTCGAGGAAGTGCTCTGCCTGAACGGCGGCGAGTACGAGGGCGAACCCTTCGTGCTGGCGCCCTGGCAGGCCTTCGTGGTCGGCAGCCTGTTCGGTTGGTACACCGTTGACGGCTACCGCCGGTTCCGGATGGCCTACATCGAGACGGGCAAGGGCTCCGGCAAGTCGCCGCTGGTGGGTGGCATCGGCCTTTACGGCCTTGTCGCCGACGACGAGCAGCGCGCCGAGATCTACGCAGCCGCCACCAAGCGCGACCAGGCGATGATCCTGTTCCGCGATGCGGTGAGCATGGTCAACATGTCGCCCGCGCTGGTGCGCCGACTGGTGCAATCGGGTCGGGACGAGAAGGTCTGGAACCTGTTCTACCCGAGCACCAATAGCTTCTTCCGGCCGATCAGCTCGGACGATGGTCAGTCCGGCCCGCGTCCGCACATCGGCCTGCTGGACGAGCTGCACGAGCACAAGAGCGCCACCGCCGTAAACATGATGCGCGCCGGCACGAAGAACCGCCGCCGCGCCATGATCGTGATGATCACCAACAGCGGCAGCGACAAGAACAGCGTCTGCGGTCAGTACCACGAACTCGGCAAACGCATCTGCGCCGGCATCGAGGACAACGACAGCCTGTTCGCCTTCATCTGCTCCCTGGACGAAGGCGACGACCCGTTTACCGATGAAAGCTGCTGGGCGAAGGTCAACCCCTCGCTGGATTTCGTCGCGGATCCGGAGCGGCAAACCGAGGGCATTCCCGGCCGCAAGTACCTGCGCGAACAGGTGGCCGAGGCGCGTGGCCTGCCGGCGAAGGAAGCGGTCGTGCGCCGCCTGAACTTCTGCCAGTGGACCCAGGCGGACAACCCCTGGATCGGCTGGGACGTTTGGAGCGCCGCCGAAGAGCGCGTGCCCATGCGCCTGCTGCGCAACCGCCCTGCGGTGGCGGGGCTCGACCTGTCGAGTACCACCGACCTGACGGCGTTCGTGTTGCTGTTCTACCCGATCGATGCCGACCCGCACTGGCGGCTGCTGCCGTACTTCTGGATTCCGGATCATCAGCTGGAGGAGCGGGAGCGCCGCGACAAGGTGCCCTACAGCGTCTGGATCAAGGATGGGCATCTCGAAACCACGCCGGGCAAGGCCATCAGCAAGCTGCATGTGCTGCGCCGGCTGCAGACGATCTGCGACTACTTCGAGGTGCACCAGATCGCCTACGACCGCTGGCGCATCGAAGACCTGCGCGAGCTGATGAACGAACACGGCATTACGCTCCCCGAGCTGACGCCGTTCGGGCAGGGGTTCAAGGACATGGGCCCCGCAGTGGATGAGTTCGAGCGCCGCTTGCTGGGGACCGTTGCGGAGCCTGATGTGCTCGACCTCGACCCGGGCGACTACCAGCTGATCCCACGCGAGGCGGTGGAAGTCGAAACGCTGCGGCACGATGGCAACCCGGTCCTGACCTGGAACGCTGGCAACGCGATCACCGTTTCGGACCCCGCGGGCAACCGCAAAGTGGACAAGCAAAAGGCGATCGGCCGTATCGACGGCATCGTCGCCGCAATCATGGCCACCGGCAGCAGCGGCGCGGGCAGCGTGAACAGCGGCACCTCAATCTACGAAGAAGGCACGGGCATATGAAATTGATGGTGCTTTCCTGGCTGGCCGGCCTGGTTGGGTTCGGCCTGGTGGTGGCGGGCGTCGCCCTGCTCAACATCCCCGCCGCGCTGATGGTGGCCGGTGGTGGGCTGCTCGGCTGGTCCTATCTGGCCGACCGCGCTGCTGCCAAACTCAACGCAAAAGGGGGCTGACATGTTCTTTTCCAGCCTTCTCGGCGACACGCGCGGCAGCGTCACCGAAAGCAACGACTGGTGGCGCGGGCTGATTGGCCGCGGCAAGAACAGCAGCGGGATGGTCGTCACGCCGGAAACGGCGCTGGGCATCCCGGTGCTGCAGAACTGCGTCACCCTGCTGGCCGAATCCATCGGCCAGTTGCCGCTCGAGCTGTACCGCCGGCAAGGGCAGGGCCAACGCGAAGCCGCCATCAACCATCCGCTGTACGACGTGCTGCGCTACCAGCCCAACGGCTTTCAAACGCCGTACGAACTGCGCGAGTGCACCCAGCTCTCCGCGGGCCTGCGCGGCAACGGCTTCCAGCTGATCGAACGGCGCGACGACGGCAACGTGGCTGCGCTCTGGCCGCTGGATACCAGCAAGGTGATCACCTACAAGGGCGGCGACATGCTGCCCTGCTACCAGGTGGGCAACCATCCGGAGCGCTTGCCGATGCGCATGGTTCACCATGTGCGCTGGCATAGCGTGAACCACTACACCGGCATGTCGCCCATCGAGCTGCACGCCGAGGCGGTAGGGCTGGCCCAGGCGGTACGCCAATACACCGGCAAGAGCTTTGCCAACGGCGTGGCCGTTTCCGGCGTTATCGAGCGTCCGCGTGAGGCGCCGGCGATCAAGGACCAGGCGAGCATCGATCGCATCCTCGATCAGTGGGGGGACAAGTACGGCGGCATGGACAACACCAAAAAGGTCGCGCTGTTGCAGGAAGGCATGGCCTTCAAGCCGATCAGCATGAGCCACGTCGATGCCGACATCGTCAACATCCTCAAGCTCAGCGGCACCGACGTAGCGCGGATCTACAAGATCCCGCTGCCGATGGTCAACGATCTGGAGAAGTCGAACTACAACACTCTGGAACAGCTGCTGATCCAGTTCGTGGTGTTCGCCTTGCTGCCCTGGGTCAAGCGTCACGAGCAATCGATGATGCGTGACTTCCTGCTGCCCAAGGATAGGCGCGACCACTTCATCGAGTTCAACCTGTCCGGCCTCCTGCGCGGCGACCAGAAGAGCCGCTACGAGTCGTACGCCATTGGCCGTCAATGGGGCTGGCTGAGCGTCAACGACATTCGGCGGCTCGAGAACATGCCACCGGTTGCCGGCGGCGATGTGTACCTGCAGCCGCTGAACATGGTCGATGCCGGCAAGGGCATGCCCGACCTGAACAACCCCAACGTCCGCGCGCAGCTCGAACTGCAGCACGCTGAAATCGAGAGGATCCTGGCGCAATGAAAGCCTATCTCAGAGCAGCCAGCCTGCTCTTCAACCAGCCGCTGCTGATCACCCCGGACATGCTCGAACTGGGCGTGCGCTGGGCCAACCAGGCGATGAGCCTGAACATCGTCAACATCGGTGCCAGTGACGGCGCCCGAATGATCGAGGACGAAGGGCACAACGACCGCATCGCGCTGGCCGAGGAAAGCCGGCGGCAGACCATCGCCCGCACCGGCATTCAGGTCATCGACGTGCACGGTGTGCTGGTTAGCCGCGGGGCGCACCTGCAGCCTTGCGAAACCATGACCAGCTACGAAGGGCTTCGCCAGCAGCTTCGCGCAGCGGTCGCTGATCCGATGGTCGAGCACATCGTGCTGGACATCGACAGCCCGGGTGGCGCCGCTACCGGTGCCTTCGAGCTGGCTGCGGACATTCGTGCCATGGCCCAGCAAAAGCCGATCACCGGGGTGATCAACTTCAGCGGCTACAGCGGTGGCTACATCATCGCGGCGGCCTGCAGCGAGATCGTCGTCAGCCAGACCAGCGGGGTCGGCTCGATTGGCGTCATCGCCAGCCACTACGACCGCAGCCAGATGAACGAAAAGCTGGGCGTGAAGGTGACCACCGTTTACGCCGGCTCGCACAAGAACGACCTAACGCCGCATGAGCCGATCAGCGACCAGTCGCTGAAGGTGCTGAACGACCTGGTGCAGGAGAGCTATCAGCTGTTCGTCAACGCCGTGGCCGATTACCGGGGGCTGTCCGTGCAGCAGATCATCGACACCCAGGCGGGCCTTTACCGTGGCAAGGCTGGCATCGCCGCGGGGCTAGCCGATCGGCTGCAAAGCCCGCAGCAGGCGGTGGATGAAATATCGCAGGCCATCGCCCAGGCACGAGCCCAGCGCAGCCCGACGCGGATTGGCATGCGCGCAGCCGCAGCCGACTTGCAAACCCGATTCTGACCGCGTTCGCGGCAGCTAACCCGAGCCCGCCCCGTGCGGGCTTTTTCATGCCCAGGAGACACCCGATGTCCAAAGTACTTCAACTGCGAAGCGAACGCGCCCAGCTCAACACCGAGCTGCAAGCGTTGGCCAAACTCGAGGCTGACGGTACCAGCCTCAACGCCGAGCAGCTGGCCAAGTTCGGCGAGCTCGAAGCACAGATCAACACCCTGTCCGACAAAATCAGCCGTGCCGAAAGCGCGGAGCGCGCCGCGGCCTCGGCCGCCGTGCCGGTGAACGAAGGCGCCCAGGGCATTAACAGCCCGCCGGGCAGTCGTGTGGAAGGTCCGTTCAACCAGCCGACCAAGCCCGATGTGGCCATGGCGCAGATGGTGCGCCTGCTGGTTCAGGCCCAGGGCAACCAGCAGCAGGCTGCAGAGCTGGCCAAGGTGAACGGCTTCGGCGCCGATGTACACATGGCGCTGTCCACCGTGACCGCTGGTGCCGGCGGTGTGCTGGTGCCGGAGAACTTCAGCTCCGGCGTCATCGAGTCGCTGCGTCCGAAGTCGGTGGTTCGTCGCATGGGGGCGGTCAGCCTGCCGCTGAACAACGGCAACATGACCCTGCCGCGTATCAACGGCAACACTTCGGTCAGCTACATCGGTACCGAGCAGGATATCCCGCTGACCGAGATGACCTTCGCCGACCTCAAGCTGTCGGCCAAGAAGGCGGCGGCCATCGTGCCGATCTCCAACGACCTGCTGGCCTTCTCCGGCGTCAACCCGCGCGTCGACGCACTGGTCAGCAGCGACCTGGCCACCAGCATGGGCCTTTCCGAGGACCTGCACTTCATTCGCGGCTCGGGCGTCGATCCGCTGCCGAAGGGCCTGCGCTACTGGGCACCGGCTGGCCACATCGTGGCGCAGCCTGCCGGCGTGACCCTGGCTGACGTCGATACCTTCCTCGGCGGCCTGATGCTGCGCCTGGAGGTGGCCAACGTCGACCTGGCCGCGTGCGGCTGGCTGATGCACCCGCGCACCATCCGTTGGTTGCAGAGCCTGCGCGATGGCAACGGCAACAAGGCTTATCCGGAAATCGATGCCGGTCTGCTCAAGGGCTACAAGTGGGCGCTCAGCACGCAGATCCCGACCAACCTGGGCGTGGGCGGAAACGAGTCCGAAATCTACTTCGTCAACTTCGCCGACTGCTACATCGGCGAGGTCGAGCAGCTGGCCATCGCCATCAGCACCGAGGCCTCCTACAAGGACGGCGAAGGCAACGTGGTCAGCGCCTTCCAGCGCGATCAGACACTGATCCGCGTGATCAGCAAGCACGACTTCGGCCCGCGCCATGTTGAGTCGATCGCCATCGGTACCGGCGTCACCTGGGGTGCCGGCATGTAACTGACTGCCCCGCCAGCCGGCGGGGCGTCCCTTGAACCAAGCGAGACTCCAACATGAGCAAGCCGACCATCATCAAGTTCAAGAAACCCTGGCAGGGCTACGGCCCGAACGAAGTAGCCGGGTTCGCCAAGGAAAAGGCCGATCAACTGATCGAAGCGGGCGTGGCGGAAGCCTACGCCAAGGGTAAGGGCGCCCCGGCCGCGCAGCCTGCCGCACCCAAGAGCGGCGCCGCCGGAGCTGCAAACACTGGTGACAACACCGCCGAGAACAAAACCGGCGATAACGACACCGTCGACGAAGATAAGAAGCCCTAAGCCATGGCCAAGCGAATCGCCTACACCGGTCAGCCGGTTCTGACGCTCGAAGACGTGGCCCGGCAATGCCGGGTCGAAGTCGAAGACCTGCAGCCGGAGTTGATCGAGCTGATCATCATCCCCGGCGTAACGGCCCAGTGCGAGGCGCGGACCGGTGCGGCGATTCGTGAAGCCACCTATGAAGAGGAATGGCCGCCGGCCTATGGCTCCGGCCACGCCCTCGACGTGGGGCAGGTCAAGGAAGTGCAGTCGGTGGGCGTGCGCGAAAGCGACGGCTCACTGACCGCCCTGCAGGTGCCGCATGTGCTACAGCACAGTGCCCGCGAAAGCTTCCTCATCTTTCCTGCCGGGCGCCCGCCGGGGCGCTTGGTGATCCGCTATAGCGCCGGGGTCGATCTGGATGCCTACCCGGGCGTGAAAAGCTGGATGCTGATGCATGCGGCGACGGCCTATGAGAATCGGGAAACCCTGATTGTCGGGACCATCGTTGCAGAACTTCCGACCAGCTACATGGATTCCTTGCTGGCTGAAGTAACCGTTCCGCCGAGGTTCTGATATGGCACAGGCTGGTTTCCGGGCGGGTCTGCTCCGCCAGCGAGTAGTCATCACTCGTCGACAGGACGTGCCCGACGCCTTCACTGGCCTCGATGCGCAACACCTGGCGCCGGTAACCGTATGGGCGGCGCTGCTGCCAGTCTCCGGCGCGACGTGGATCGGGTCGCAGCAGGTTGGCAGCCAGATCACCCACCGCATCGTCGTCAGGCATCGCCCCTTGCTTACGGCTGACCATGAGGTCACCTACGGCAGTCGCGTCTTCCGCATCCGTCGCGTAAGCGATTGGGAGGAGCGTGGGCGCTGGACGGTGCTCGATTGCGAGGAGTTGCAGCGATGACCGTTTATCGCTCGCCTCTGGTTCGCGTTGCGACCAAGGGCTATCTCGGCTGGAAACTGGACACGCGGTACATCCGCAAACTGGTCCGCGAAACGGCCGGCAACATTCAACGCGACTCCACTGCGCTGCTGGAAGGCAGCACTGGTGCCGGGCGGTTGTGGTATCGCCCGGGTGGCGGCCAGTACCGGGCATCGGCGCCTGGTGCGCTGCCGGCGCGCCGTACGGGCCATCTGGCGCAGAGCATCCTTGCGCGCGTCAGTAAGCGCGACGGGCTGAAGGCCTGGATCGGGCCCAGCCGAGGCTCGTACAAAAAGGGCGAGTTCTACCCCGAGTTTCTCATCTCTGGCCGGGACCAGATTGAGCGCCGTCTCAGCGCCACCAGCGTGGCCGGCCGCAAGCACCTGGCGCGGTTCTCGCGTGAACTGAAGAAAGCGATGGAAAAAGGCATCAAGCCTGAGGCCGCGAAATGAACCTCGACAATGTGATAACGCGGCTGCGCGTAGCGTGCCCCAGCTTCGCCGGGCGGGTGGCGGGTGCTGCCGAGTTCGCGGGCCTTCCGCCGAACTCGAAAGTCGCTCTGCCGGCGGCGTTCGTCATCCCGAATGCCGACCAGGCTGGCCAGCAGCAAAGCCAGAATCGTTATCGGCAGACCATTACCGATCGAATCGCCATCGTCGTGGTGCTGGATAACAGCGCCGACCGGCGCGGCCAGGCGGCGGTGACGGAGATTCACGACATCCGTGCCGAACTCTGGCGCGCGCTGTTGCTCTGGCGGCCTGGAGATGAATACGACGGGCTGGTGTACGAAGGCGGGCAGGGCGTCGACATGGATGCCGCCCGGCTCTACTACCAGTTCGAGTTCTCAGCCGAGGCGGAAATCGGCATCGAGGACACTGCCCAGCCCGGCATGGTCGAGCAGATGCCGCGGCTCGCCGGCATCGATGTCCGTACCGATGTAATCGACCCCATGTTCGACCCCAACCTGGCATCGCGCGGGCCAGACGGCCGCATCGAAGCCGGCGCAGACATCACCCTGGAGTAACCCATGCACCTCAAACCCGCCAATAGCCGTGTCGTTATCGATCCGGCTACAGGCCAGCCTTTGCCGGAAAGTGGCGCCAAGGTTGAGCCGACCCAGTACTGGTTGCGCCGTATCGCTGATGGCGACGTAACTGAAGCCAATCCCTCGAAGGAGAAAAAGTAAATGTCGTCGATGAGTTTCAGCCAGATCCCTTCGGGGCTGCGGGTGCCGTTCTTCTACATCGAACTGGACAGCAGCAAGGCCAACAGCTTCAGCCAGACCATGCGGGTGCTGTTGATCGGCCTGATGGCAGCCGATGCAACTGCCGAGGCCAATGTGCCTGTCATCTGCTCCAACGCCGAACAGGCCCGCAGCCTGTTCGGTAGCGGCTCGATGGCTGCCGCGATGGTCGAGGCATTCCGCGCGGGCAACCTGTTCACTGAGCTGTGGGTGGCTCCGGTCGCCGAGCCGGCCGCGGGCGTTGCCGCGGTGCGCACCATCACCTTCACCGGTGCCGCTACCGGCAGCACCGTGGCGGCGCTGTACGTTGGCGCGGCGCGCGTGGCGGTAACCGTCCGTGCTGCTGATACCGCTGCTGACGTTGCGTCTGCCTTCGCTGCGGCGGTGAATGCCGCTACCTCGCTTCCTGTTACGGCCAGCGCGCTGGATGGCACGCTGACTCTCACCTCGCGCTTCAAGGGTGAAGCGGGCAACGGTGTGCCGCTGGCGCTCAACCGCCGCGGCCTTGCGGGTGGCGAGGCGTTCCCGTCCGGTATCAGTGCCGGGCCGGTAACTGTCGCGACCGCCGGCGCGGGTGCACCTGATCTGTCCGGGGTGATCGCCAACCTGGGCGATGAGGAATACGACTTCATTGGTTGCGCCTTCAGCGATGCCGTCAGCCTCGATGCGCTGCGCGCAGAGATGGATGACACCACCGGCCGCTGGAGCTGGGCGCGGCAGGTCTACGGCCATGTCTACAGTGCTCGTCGCGGCACGTTGGCTGAACTGCAGGCCTATGGGGCCACCCGGAACGACCAGCACTGCACGTTGTTCGGCGTTGAGCCCCGCGTGGGCGCGTGTGATCACGAGTACATCGCCGCACGGGTTGCCCGCGAGGCCTCGTTGTTGTCCGCCCACGTGGCGCGGCCGACCCAGACCGGGGAAATCAGCGGTGTACTGGCGCCGGCCTCGCATGAGCGCCTCACTCTGACCGAACGGCAGACGCTGCTCTCCAGCGGTATTGCCACCCACTACAGCGGCAAGGATGCCGTGGTGCGCATCGAGCGCTCCATCACCACCTATCAGAAGAACCCGTGGGGCTCGAACGACACCAGCTACCTGGACAGCGAGAACCTGCATCAGCTGGCCTACGTCATGCGTTACCTGCGCACTGGCGTGACCAGCCAGTTCGGGCGCCATGCGCTGCGCAGCGACGGCATTCGCGTGCCGGAAGGCGTGGCCACCCCGAGCATGATCAAGGCGCGCCTGGTGGCGGACTACGCCGCGATGGAGCGGGCCGGCATCGTCGAGCGTTCCGATCTCTTCGCAGAGAACCTCATCGTCGAGATCGATGAAACCAACCCCAACCGGGTGAACGTGCTGTACCCGCCAGACCTAGTGAACCAGCTGCGCATCTTCGCGGTGCTCAACCAATTCCGCCTGAATTACTGATAGGAGCGATCCATGAAAAACCGCATTGCAGGCACCTGCTTTGTCAGCGTCGACGGCGACCAGCTGGAGCTTGGCGGCTCGCTGAGCCTGTCGTTGAACAGCTCGGAAAAGGAGGGGCTCGCAGGCCTCTCCGGCGTTGCTGGTTACAAGGAAACCCCGCGGGTGCCCTTCATCGAACTGGAATGCTTCGTGCCCAAGGGCTTCCCGCTGGCCAAGATCCGCGACGGCGACGGCCTGGTGATCACCGCCGAGCTGGCCAATGGCATGACCGGTGTGCTGTCCGAAGCCTGGCTGGCCGGTGAACTCGCCATCAACGGCGCCGAGGGCAACACCTCGCTGCGCTTCGAAGGGAAGGAAGGCAAATGGATCTGACCATCACGCTTAAAAAGCCCATCGAAGCGCACGGCCAGACTGTCGAGCAGATTCACCTGACCGAGCCGACCGGGCAGCATGTCATCAAGCTAGGCGAACCATTCGTCATGGGTGGCGGCGGTGGCGGGAGCATTCGTGAGCTGCCGGAAATCACCGTCAACTACATCGTCAAGTTGGCAAAGATTCCCCGTAGTTCCGCCGAGGCGCTCGCACCGAGCGACCGCAAGAAGGTGTTCTTGTGGCTGCTCCCTTTTTTGATGCCGGAGGACGTGGAGGAGCAGGCAGCGGATCAGGAGGATTGATCGACTGCTGTTTCGAAATCGCCCGTTACTTCGGCGTGTCCCCTCAAGTGGTGCTGGACTTGCCGCACTCGGAGCGCGAGCTCTGGGAGCGGCAGGCTCTGCGCCTGGCTCAGCTTGAAAACGAGGCCGCCAATGGCTAAGGCAAGTTTCACTGCCGTACTCGACGTCATCGACCGGGTTACCCGGCCGTTGAAGAAGATGGAGCGGCAAATGCGCCCGTTCAAGCGGGCGTTTCAGGACATCGGCCGAGCCACCTCCGGGCTACAGGCGACCATTACCGGGCTGGTGGCGCCGCTCGGCGCCGTATTCGGTGCGGCGGGGCTGGGCAGCATCGGTGCGCTCGGCACCAAGGTCGTCAGCACGTCGGCCCAGTTCGAGCGCTTCGAAACGATCCTATCGACCATCGAGGGGAGTTCGGACAAAGCCAAAGCGTCGATGAACTGGATTAGCCAGTTCGCCGCCCAAACGCCCTACGAGCTGGCCGGGGTCACCGATGCCTTCGTCAAGCTGAAGGCGTATGGCATCGACCCACAATCCGGTGCACTGAAGTCAGCGGGTGACGCTGCCGCTGCGATGGGCAAGCCGTTGGAGCAGGCGGTGGAGGCGCTGGCCGATGCCATGACCGGCGAGAACGAGCGCCTCAAGGAATTCGGTATCACGACTGAGAAAGCCGGGGACAAGATCGTCTATCGCTGGCAGCAGAACGGAAAAGCCATGGTGGCCACCGCCAAGGCCAACTCGCGGGAGCAGATTCAGGCGGTCATCCAGGGCATCTGGAACGGCAACTACGGCGGTGCGATGGACAAGCTGTCGACCACTTGGGACGGCATGTGGTCCAACCTGCAGGACACATTCACCCGCGTCTTCAAGATGATTGGTGATGCCGGCATCTTCGATGTGCTCAAGGGTGAACTGAAAGGCGTGCTCGATTCGCTTCAAGCGATGGAGGCCGATGGTTCGCTGAAGAAGTTTGCGCAGGCGGTATCCGACAACCTGGTTAGCGTGTTCCGCGAGCTGAAGGGCTGGGTGATGGCCATCGACTGGCAGGGTGTCTGGGATAGCGTCAAGGGCTTTACCACTGGCGTGATCGATGTGACCAAGGCGCTCGGCGGGCTCAAGGGAATCGCCATCATCATCGCATCCATCATTGGTCTGCAGGTGCTGTCCTCGGTTGTCGGATTGACGATGGGGCTGTTCTCGCTGGGTGTCACCGCCGGCCCTGCGCTGATGGCAGTCGCCACCGGGTTCAAGGGGGTGCTGCTCGCCATGGGGCCCGTTGGCTGGATCCTCGCCGGTATCGGTACTGCTGCCGCGCTCATCTATGCCAACTGGGAAACGGTCGGCCCCTGGTTCGCTGCGATGTGGCAGGGCATCAAGGATGTGGCCTCGGCGACCTGGGATTGGCTGAAGGGCGGATTCTTCAGCTTTAGCCCGCTCGGCTTGGTGATCAAGAACTGGGAGCCGCTCGTTGGCTGGTTCTCTGGTCTTTGGGATCGGGTGAAGAAGTTCATCGAACCCATTACCGGCGCAGTGAGCAAGGTCGGCGGCTGGTTCGGCGGTGACGAAGAAGCGGCGCCAACGGCAGCATCAGGAGCCGGAGGCGGTGGGGTTGCTCCGCCAGGCGCGGTGACCGATGCCATCGCCCGTCAGCGAGCGTTAGTCTCCGGGAATCGCCAGAGCCTGGATGGGCAGATGGTGGTCAAGTTCGAAAACGCCCCGGCAGGCATGCAGGTGCAGGCAGCGAAAACCAATCAGCCAGGGCTCGCCATAGAGGCGGACGTGGGATACCGGTCGTTGGCGATGCCGTAGCGTTCGTTGACTTTGCCTGTTTGCAGTGGACAATCGCGGCAGGACTATCAAATCAAGGGGGTTGCGATGCGTTATCTACTACTGCTCGGATTGGCGGCGATAAGCCTCGGCGCCTCGGCTGCTCCCACCCAGGCACAGCTCGACTTCGTGGAGTATCTCAAGAGCGACGAGGAGCCAAAGGTCAAGGACGCGACCTGGATGACGGATGACAATCTCTACGTTGGTGTGATCGACGATGGTTCGAACCGTCGCGGTTTTGCCGAGTATCTGTGCATGGTCGCTCCGGACCACGGTGCAGCGCCTGCGATGATCAAGATCGTCGACATCGTTAAGGTCGTAAACGAAAACAAGTTCCACGAGCTGGGCAAGGCCTACTGCCGCTGATCCCACCGTTAACCGAAACCCCGCCCCGGCGGGGTTTTTTATTGCCCGGAGAAAAGCCATGGCCTGGCGTGATCGGCTGCAACCCGCCTCGTTCCGGGGCGTGGCGTTTGAATACCAGTCCGATGACCTGGGTGGCATCGGGCGGCGCAACGTGGTGCACGAGTACCCCAAGCGCGACGTGCCCTACGTCGAGGACATGGGGCGCAGCGTCGAGGAGATCAGCCTCGAGGCCATCGTCATTGGTCCCGACTACCTGACCCAGCTCGACGAACTGCTCAAGGCGCTGCGTGCAGAAGGCCCCGGCGAGCTGGTCCACCCGTTCTATGGGCGGCTGCAGGTCGTTGCGTCGGGCTGTCGGGTGCGGCACACCTTCGAGGAAGGCGGACTGGCCCGCGTCTCAATGACGTTCACCGAGGCCGGCGAGAACCAGTATCCGGCGGCTGGGTCGGTGCCGCAGCTGGAGATCGCCACCTTCCGCGAGTCCCTGCTGCAGTCCGCATTCAATCGCTTCACCGAGAAGTTCGGCATCGATGGTTGGCCAGACTGGGTATCGACCGACAGCCTGTCGGCGGTGCAGGAAGGCTTTACCACGGCGCAACAGCTCTATGGCGATTTCGTCTCAGGCGACTATGCCGGCCTGCTTGGCGGCATGCCGCTGCCGGGCTGGGTCGACCGCGCCGTGTTGGACGAAGTAGCCGGCGTGGTCGGTTACGCGCAAACGGCGGTTGGCAAGATCCTCAACGGCACCTGGCCTTCCTTGATGGGCGCGCCGGGAGCATTGGCGACCGGCATGCTGGCCTTCGTCTCGAGCTTTGGCGGCGGGTCATCCGCGCGGTCGTATCGCCGCGCCACGGGCCCGACGGCGGCGCTGAGTCTGGCGCAGGCATACAGCGCCCAGCCACGCCTACCGGCGGCGCGTGCTTCCTCCGCTGCGCTCACTCAGGCGCGGGGCAACATGGCGGCCGTACAGGACCTGTTCACCCAAGCGGCGATCGCCAAGGCGGCGGTCGAGCTGGCTGCGGTCGAGGAGCCGGTTTACGACGACCTGCAGGGCTGGAAGGGCCAGCTGGTCAGCGTGATCGACACCGAGATCGGGCGGCCCGGCCAACCACAGCCCACGGTCGAGGCGCTGGCTGAGCTGCGCGGCGCGGTCAGCCGCTATGTGCTCGCCGAGGCCGGTACCGCCTCGCGCCTGGTCGAACTCACGCCGCGGCAGGTCACGCCGGCCGCGGTGCTGGCCTATGACCTCTACGACGACGCCAGCCGGGGCGAGGAGATCACCCGCCGCAACGGCTTGGCACATCCCGGCTTCGTACCGCCGACCACGCTTAAGGTACTCAACGCATGAAGGCAACCGAACGCGTGCGGCTGGTGGTCAACGGCCACGAGCATGCTGGCTGGAAGGAGGTACGGCTGTCGGCCGGTATCGAGCGTCAGTGCCGCGACTTTTCGCTCACCGTGACCGACCGCTGGCCAGGCAACGAAGTGATTCGCCGGGTTCGCCCCGGCGACCTGTGCGAAGTCTGGTTCGGGGCGGACAAGATGCTGACCGGCTACATCGACGCCACGCCGATCAGCTACGAGGCGGGGCAGGTGACGGTATCGGTCAACGGCCGCAGCAAGACCGCCGACCTGGTGGACTGCGCCGCGCAGCACCGCTCCGGCCAGTGGCGCAGCGCGAGCGTACTGCGCATCGCGCAGGAGCTGGCGGCGCCCTACGGCGTCACGGTGCTGGCAGAGGTCGAGCCGGGCAACATCGCCGAGCATCAGCTCGAGCCGGGCGAAACGGTGTTCGAAAGCATTGACCGGCTGATCACCCAGAAGGCCCTGCTCGCCACGGATGATGGCGAGGGGCGGCAGATTCTCACCCGCGCAGGCCGGCTTCGCTCCGGTACCGCACTGGAAACCGGGGTGAACATCCTCACCGGCTCGGCCGCGCTGGACTTCAAGGAACGCTTCTCAGAGTACATCTGCAAAGGGCAGCGCGCCGGTAACGACCAGGACTTCGGCGCAGCGGTCGCGCAGTCGGCCGCCAGCGTCACCGACGCCAGCATCACCCGCCGCCGCGTCATCGAGCTGCGCGCAGAGGGGCAGGGCGATATCGCTGCCTGCCGTGATCGCGTGCGCTGGGAGGCGGCCTACCGCGCCGGCAAGAGTTACCAGACGACCTACACCGTCCAGGGCTGGCGCCAGGCCGATGGTTCGCTGTGGCTTCCGAATCAGCGGGTACAGGTGCGCGATGGGGTGATCGGTTTCGATCTAGAGATGCTCATCGCCGAAGTCGAGTACAGCCAGAGCGAGTCCGGAACGATCGCCACGCTCACCGTGGCGCCGGTGGCGGCGTTCGAGCTGTTGCCCGAGGTCCCCAAGCCCAAGGGCAAAAAGAAGAAGGGCAGCGGCGGGTTCTCCCTGCAGCCTGGTGAAATCCTAGTGGAGTTCAACTGATGCGCAGCATGCGACGACTCAGCGAAAAGATGCAGCGTGGCCTCGGCAACCTGCTGGCCCGCGCGGTACTGGCCGGTGTGCAGCAGAACCGGCTGCAGTCCCTGCAGCTGCAGCTGCTGGCCGGCGAGGTGAAGGATGGCGTCGAGCTGTTCGAGCCCTACGGGCTCACCGGCCACGCGCTGCCAGGTGCGGAGGCGGCGGTGGCCTTCATCGATGGCAGCCGCACCCACGGCATTGCCCTGGTGCAGACCGACCGGCGCTATCGCCCCGTTGACCTGGCGCCGGGCGAGGTGGCCCTGTTCAACCACGAGGGCACCTGCGTGGTGTTGCGCAACGGCGGGCGCATCGAGATGACCGCCGCCACCGAGGTGGCTATCCAGACCGGGCGGCTCGCGCTGACCGGCGATCTGGCCGTCACGGGCAATACCACCTTCACCGGCACCGTGAGCGCGAACGGCAAGCGCATCGACGAATCGCACCGCCACCCCGGTGACAGCGGTGGCAATACGGGGGCGGTGCTATGAGCTTCGACTTGCCGCTGATCCTCGATGGCTCCGGGCGCAAGCTGCACGACACGCGCCTGGCCAAGGCCGTCATCAACAGCCTGTTTTCCTGGGCACGGGCGCGCCCCGGCGATGAGCTGCCTACCCCGGAAAGCCCGCGCATGGGTTGGTGGGGCGACAGCTATTCGCCCGTCACCGGGGATCGGTTCGGCTCGCGCCTCTGGCTGCTGAGCCGTGAAACCCTCACCGCTGCGAACGTTGCCAGGGCGCGGGATCTTGCTCGAGAAGCGCTTACCTGGCTCACCGATGACGGCCTGGCCGTCCGCGTCACCGTCGAGGCCGAACGCATCGGCAATGACACATTGGGCATGCGCGTGCTGATCGACCAGCCGGACGGGCAACGCCTGGACATCCGTTTCGCTGACATCTGGAGTGCAATCCGTGGCTGAAACCAGTTTCTCTCGCCCAACCATGGCGACGCTGGTCGCGCGACAGCGCACCGACCTGCTGAGCCGCCTCGACCTCTCCGATGTGCGCCGCGACGATGCCGAGGTATTCGCCCGGGTGCAGGCCGAAGGGCTCAATGGGCTCTATGCCTACTTGGAATGGCAGGCCGAACAGTACCTGCCTGACCTGTCGGCGCAAGGCGGCCTCGAGCGCTGGGCGCGACTGCTCGGATTGTGGTACGCGCCGGCCAGCGCCGCGACCGGCGAGGTCACCGTAACCGGTGTGGTCGGCAGCCAGATCGACGTCGATGCGCAGTGGCAGACCGCGGCCGGTGTTATCTACCGGCCCGTTGATGCGGTAACGCTTACCGCCGCCATCCAGGCGGTGGCGGTCACGGCGGCGGAGGCGGGTGCGGCGGGCAACCTTGCAGCGGGGAATGTGCTGACGCTTATCTCGCCCATTGCGGGTATTCAATCACAGGCGGTGGTGACGGCTGCGGGGCTCAGTGGCGGTGCCGATCAGGAAGAGGTCGAGTCGCTGCGCAGCCGGGTGCTGATGCGCCTGCGTCAGCCGCCGCGCGGCGGGAGTCGCGCCGATTACGAAAGCTGGGCGCTCGCGGCCCACGCCAGCGTGACGCGGGCGTGGGTTTACCGCCACGAGCTGGGTCCGGGCACGGTCACCGTTCGGCTGGTGTGTGATCGCCTGGATGATCCGATACCGACCGGCGCGGTGCTTGAGGCAGTGGCCGCGTACATCGAGCAGGTCCGCCCGGTTACGGCCGAAGTCTACGTTGTGGCGCCGGTGGCGGTGCCGGTCGACTTTACCCTGCGCGTCGTTCCGGATACGGCCGCGGTCCGCGCGGGTGTGCTCAGCAGCCTGGCTGATTTGATGCGGCGTGAGTCCGAGCCGGGCGGCACGCTGCTGCTGAGCCACATCAAGGAAGCGATCAGCCAGGTGGCCGGCGAAACCGACCATGTGCTGAGCGCACCCGCCGCCGACGTGGTGCTCGGTGCCGGCGAGTTCGCCGTCATGGGGGCAATCACATGGCTATGAGCAGTGATGACTACCGGCAGCAGCTGACGGCGCTGCTACCGCCTGGGCCGGCATGGGAGCCGGAAGTGGATGCCTTCCCCGAGGCGCTGCTTGCGGGCTTCGCCGCTGGCCTGGCATCGGCCCATAGGCGCGCTGACGACCTGGTGAACGAAGCTGACCCGCTCACCGTGCATGAGCTGGTTCCCGATTGGGAGCGGGTGATGAACCTGCCCGACCCATGCCTGGGGCCGGCACCTGCGCTGGAGGACCGCAAGCGCGCCATCCGCCAGCGCTTCGCCGAACTTGGAGGCCAGACCCCCGCACGGTACGTGCAGATCGCGGTGAGCCAGGGCTACGCCAATGCCCGAGTGATCGAGCGGCGCGCGCCGCGCTTCGGGCGCGCGCGCTTCGGCTGCTCGCACTTCGGCACCTGGGCCGCACAACACATGTGGACGCTGTACGCCGGCGAGCGCCTGGCCGGCGGCCGGCGCTTCGGCGTCAGCTACTGGGGCGAGCGCTTCGGCGCCAACCCGGCCACCCCGCTCGAATGCTTGATCAGACGCGCCGCCCCGGCGCACACCCTTGAAACCATCCTGTATGAAGAGGCGCCTTAATGGATTACCCGAAGAGCGTGCCAGGCGTGGGCCTGGTCGACGGCAAGTTCGTCGATGAAGACCAAGTAAGCGGAACTCCCGGCTCGCTGATCCCTGCGGGCTGGGGTAATGCCGTAACCGACGAATTGCTCGGCGTGCTGGGAGCGGCGGGCCTCGTGCCAGACGAGTCCGACAACAAGCAACTGCTAAAGGCGGTTAGGCGGCTCAAGAATGTCGCCGTCTACTCGGCGGCCGGGAGCTATGTTTGGGCGGTGCCGGATGGCGTCACAAAGGTTCGGGTAACGGTCATTGGCGGCGGCGGTGGCGGCTCTCGCCGGAGCACGACAACCGGCCTAAGCGCTGGAGGTGGAGGCGCGGGTGGCGGATATGCGAGCAAGCTAGTCGAGCTGACTGGCGTGCTATCGGTGAACGTAACTGTGGGGAATGGTGGTATGGGTGCAGCCACCAATGACACGGGGGGCGCGGCGGGAGGCAGTTCGTCGTTCGGCAGCTATCTTTCAGCCTCTGGTGGCGCGGGCGGTGGCGGTGCTGGTGGGCCTTCTGCTGGTGGTGTCGGCGTCGGCGGTGATTTTAATTCATCGCTCGGTCCGGGTGGTGGTGGGTGCGACTTTACAAATGGATCAGGAAGCGGAAACACCCGAATTAGCGGAGCGGGCGGTGGCCCCGGAGGCACATCAATCTTCGCGGCTGGTGGCAGTAGCATCGCCGGCAATGCTGCTGCCGGCCCTGGCGGCGGCGGTGGCGGCAGCGTAGGCGCTGCCAATGGTGGAGCGGGAGCGCCCGGTGTAGTGATAATTGAATGGTGATGACAATGTGGGCACGAATTGATAACGGTACTGTGGCTGAGACCACGGGTATTAATCCGGCTGGGCGTTTTCATCCATCAATGCAGTGGATGGAATGTGGCGCCGACGTTATGGCCGGCTGGACGTATGACGGCCACGCTTTCGCCGAGCCATTGATTCCAGTGGAACCGCAGCCTACACGTGAGCAAGTCGAGGCGTCACGCCTGCGCGCCTACGCCGACCCGATCACCGGCAGCGACCGCTATTTCGCCGAGGCGCAGCGGGAAAGCTTAATGGGCAACATCGAAGCCGCCGAAACCGCTAGACAGTTAGGGTTGACACGGTTTGCCGAAATTCAGGCAGAAAATCCTTGGACTTACGGATCCGCAGACTGCTGAAGGAGGGATGAGCTTCTATTCATCGCGCGGCTACCACCGTAGCCGGGCGGTTATCTCTGTTTGAGAGTACCCAGTCAGCAAACTTGGAGGACATACTGATAGCCGGTGCGTCAACCTTTGCGTGAAAAAAATGGGACGCCGTGAGCGTGATGATTAAGGTTGCTACTGTCGTGATTGCGAAAGAAACGTAACTTACTCCCATCAGTGACAGCGCTATTTGCGCAGAGATAGCAAGGACTATCGAGTGAAGTAAATAGACTGAAAAAGATATCCTTCCTAACCAGCGAAGTGGACGTGTGTCCAAAATATCGAGCATTCGTCCAGCTAGTAGGACTCCTGCGATGATCAGCGTAGCGCCCAGCGAGGGAATGAGTATATGCCACGGTGTTTTATGTTTAAAGTTCGTAGAAACCGCGCTGGTAAATGCGTCAATGTAAAGGTATGAGGCGCTTTTTACATAGTACCCTGCTAGGTAAAGCCCAAATAATATTAGTAGTATTGCTGCAGTCTTTATGCGCGCTCCGGGTTCTGATGGGAGTTTTATGGTTGCCATAAAAGAGCCTATAAAGAAGAGACCTATACATACATACGTTCGTTGAGTGCTCGTTAATAGCATGCAAATGGCGATTACGCATGCTATCTGATAAGTCCTTTTATCATGGCCAAAAAGAGCTATAGCAGAGAAGATTGCAAGTGAGCCGAATAGCTCCAAGCTAATAGTCCAAAGCACGTAATTATAGCGACTGTCGCCTAGCAGCAGTGCACCAAATAAGGCGTCTTTGGTCGCTGATAAAAACGATTCATTGAAAGTGTATTGCTTTGCAAGGCCAGTTAATGGCTTTATGTCTGGCGTTTGAAAGACATTAAGCAACATAAATAGGTAGCAGATAAATATAGATGCTGCGACGGGCACACCAAGGCGAATGTATCGCTTGAGCGATGCTCTCCTGATAGTAAGTAGGCTATGTGCGTTACGCTGTAGGCTATAGGTAAGCACAAAGCCGCTAAGGATGAAGAATAAATAAACAGCGAACCCTCCTCGATAAAAGAACGATGCGGGTCCGTTAAAAAGATAAATACCAAGGTTTAATTCGCTTGTTTTTCCATAATGGGCTGAAGGAGCAAACCATAAAAAAAGGTGCGAGAACACCACGATCAGGGATGCCAGTCCTCTTAGGCCATCAAGCCTTGTTAGTTTCACTACGTTTTCCATTCTCAGTGTAACCGTGATATTTGACGCATGGATATTACAGGTCTTTTCTGAGCTGAACCCATCATATGCCGCTGGAGACCTCAGTTGGCTACGGCTCTCAGCAGCGTCGCTGCGCTAGCGGCTCCGGCATGGAAAGCGCCGCGGCGTCCAAGCAGTAGAAAAGTTTAACATTCGTGGAGGGATGAGCGAAACCGGGTGGGAAAAGGTGCGCCTTATTCCGTTCTTCGTCCCAGTAAGAGCATAGCGTCGCTAATGGAGGAAGAGCTCCGCTGCGCGCAGCCGAACGCGCTAAGCGCTGGCCTCTCATGGCGGTCGTTACGCTTGTGCGGTGGCCTGATGCCTGAAAGCTTGGATTTCGAGTAGCTCAAAGAACATGCGGCTGGCCCGCCATGTGTGGGCTTCTTTTGCCTGGAGTTTAACTATGCAGATAACCGAGCAACATTTGCTGCAAATTATGCCCAACGCCCGTCCCGTCGCGGGCGTTTTTATTCCTGCCCTGAATCGCGCAATGAACCGCTATAGCCTTTCGAGTGCGGTGCGTTGCGCAGCATTCCTCGCCCAGATCGGCCACGAGTCGGGCCAGTTACGGCGGCTGGTTGAGAACCTCAACTACAGCGCCGCCGGTCTCGCCGCCACCTGGCCTTCCCGGTTCCGCAGTGCCGATGGACAGCCGAACGCACTGGCGCAGCGGCTTGAGCGGCAGCCCGAGCAGATCGCCAACCATGTATATGCCGATCGCCTTGGCAACGGGCCGGCCGCCAGCGGTGATGGCTGGCGCTACCGCGGGCGCGGGCTAATCCAGCTCACCGGCCGCGCGAACTATCGGGCATGCGGTTCTGCGATCGGCGCGGACTTACTGACGGCGCCCGACCTGCTCGAGCAGCCCGAGTGGGCGGCCATGTCAGCGGCGTGGTTCTGGTCCAGCAATGGGCTCAACGAGCTGGCCGACGCCGGCCGGTTTGAGGCCATCACTCGCCGCATCAACGGCGGCACCCACGGTCAGCCGCAGCGCCTGGCGCTCTGGCGAGCCGGGCAGGAGGTGCTGGCATGATCGGCACGCTGGTCGAGCGCAGCACCATTTACGGGCTGCTGGCGGCGATGTGCTTCGCGGCCGGCTGGAAGGTGAACGGCTGGCGGCTGGGCGAGGGCATCGCCCAGGAGCAGTTACAGACGGTAAAGGTTGTTCGAGTTATCGAGCAAAAACAGCAGGCAGTTGCGGATGATGAAGGAAAGAAAGGCCATGACGAACTTGAAGATCTGCGGCGTGCTGCTGATCGCGCTGGGGCTACTGCTGCAGGGCTGCGGGTCGAAGCCAGCCGGCTCGCCACTCAGCTCGCTACCTGCAATGCCGGAACTGCCGGCGAGCGCCAGGCAAGGACAGACGCCGCCGCAGTGTTTGCCGACGTGCTTGGAGAGATGGAATCAGAAGGCCGCGCAATGGCAGAGGCGGCTAGCCGCTCCCGCAGCGCAGGGCTCACCTGTGAGCGGGTCTATGACGGAGTGAGGGCTGCGTCCAGTCGCTAG